AAGACCGCTAAAAGTGATACAGGAAAAGTAATTGGAAAAAAGGGAAGAACAATTGATGCTTTAAAAGTTTTATGTTTGGCTATAAAAAATACAAAATATCCTGAAGATTCTAGATCTGTAATGTTAGAAATTCTTGAGGATGAGAATAGCAATTTTAAATTTAAAAATAACTATTAAAAAATTAGTTTCATTTTTGGAGGATAATTAAAAATGTTAACGAAAGAAAGTAAAATAAGGATTCTTGAAAATTTTCACGGAATTGATTATGTATTGTTTGGAAAACCAGTAGGAAAAGTTGGGGTTTGTTGTCCATTTTTTATTGAGGAGTTTCTTTCTATAAAGGGAGCTCTTCTTTCTATAATGGTTGAGATGCATAAACTTGTTAATCATAAACCAAAGGTAATAAAAGAGAAAGTTAAAGTTGATAGATTAGTAGAGATGGCTAAAGTTAGTGCTAGTACTGCAAGAAAAAATTGTAAAAGACTTGTTGTATCAGAAAATGGTAAAGAGGATGTAAAAAATACAATAAGAGAAGCATTATCCAAGACTAAAAAGAAAAAAATAAACTTAGATGAAATGGTTAAGACTGAAATCAAACGAAAGGCGTATGGTCTTGCAATAGATAATCTCCTAATTGGAAGAATCGTCAATGAATCCAAAAACTTTAATAAATTAAATAGTTGGAATGGAAAGATTCTTGAGGATGCGTATAAGATTTTGAGAGATAATCTTGTTGAGTCTGCAATGACTATTATGGAGAATGTATAATAATAATGAATTTGACCGATTACTTGAATATTTAGAAAGTCAAAATCTTGAAAAAATATCTAAGGAAACAGAAACTAATAAATCAAAAAATATTGAAGCAAAAAAACCTCAAATTGAGAAAAAAATAGAATTAGTTTCTGAAAAAACAGAAAAATCTATTGAGGAGTCTCGGGTTAATAATATAATATATCCTGAGACTCCTCAAAGTATATCATCTACATCTAAAGGTTTTGACATTTTAAGGTTTGAGTCTTTATTGAGATCAAAATTAATAGATGAATATAAAAAATTACAGAGTTATGAAAGACCCTATATATCAGTTGGAGAATTATTTAATTGTTTAAGAAGTAATTATTATAGTAGATTGAGATATCAAGTTGATATAAAGGAACAATTTAAATTTGCGTATTTGAAAATATTACAGGAAGTTGGTAACTCAGTTCATTCTGTTGTTCAATCTACATATGATTTTTCAGAAACAGAAAAAACTGTTGTTAGTGAAAAATACAAAGTTAAAGGAAGATTGGATGCTTTAAAAGAAAATTTTTTATACGAAATAAAAACACTAGAAGAAAAAAAATTAGAAGAAAATTATAAGTTAACACATTACTATCAAGGACTAATTTATTCATATATTCTTAATACTGAGTATAATTATAATATTGATACTGTTGTTTTAATTTATTTTTATAGTGATAATTTAAAAAAAAGACCACATGTTGTTGATGTTCCAATAAATAATGAATTAGCAATAATGTTTTTAGAAAAAGCAATATTATTACAATCATGTATAAATAAAAAAGAGGTTCCTGATGTTATTGGTGCATCAGTTGATCAATGTAAGTTTTGCTTATATAAAAATTATTGTATCAAAGATGACTCAAAAACAGAAAAACCATTTGAAAGAAAGAAAAAATATGAAGAAAAACAAGATAGTTCTAAAAAAACAGTTTTTCTTCTATAAATATTTTGGGGATTTTTGGCTTGGAGGAAATTAAAAATGATTGTTGTTTATCCAATGTTAACTTCAAAAAGTGTTTCAACAAATATTATACCTGGTATTTGTAAAGCACTAGAAAAATTTGTTTTAGTATATGATATTGATCATGTTGCTAAAACTGCAGGAATAACAGGAAAGATTTTGAAAGTTGGAATTACAGCTGCAAAATTAGCAGCCGAACAAAAAAAGTATGTTTTAGAAGCAACCCCTGAAATAACTAGAAAAGGTACAAAAGAAAATCCTATAGATCCAAAACAAAAAGAAGACAAAAGTGTGAAAGATTTACTAAAAGAAATCGAAACTATGATGAAAACAGGCAAGGTTTCAATTGAAGCTCCTGAGTTTAAAGATAAAATTTCTCTTGAGCCAACATGGATAACTATAGATACTTCAACAGGAACTAAAGTACTAGGTATTAAAGTAATTCCGTATCCTGTTATATCAGATATTGAGTTAGCAAGAATGATGTTGGTTGATTCTTCTTTACCATTTTTTGAAAAAATAATGTATGGATTTACTAGAAAAATTATAAGAGTTTTATATGCGTTTGCAAGAGGAATAATGAAAAAACTTCCATTTGTTGGTGCATCTCCATTATCTGGAGATCCTGAAAAGGATATTATTTTTGCCGCTAGTAAATACAAAGGAAATGTATTTGCACTAGTCAATTTTGCAGATATTAAAGATGATAAATTATTTAAAAATGCTGGTGGAGTGGGCTCTTTATTTAAATTAGGATGGAACTCTTTTATTGCTGCGGACGATGTTGGAAAGAAAGTAACATTTTGTATGAAACAATTTGGCGGTTTATGTACTACAATGCCCTATGGATATTTATATGCATCTGGAAAAGAACAGATGCAGGTATATAAATCATTGGAAGACTTACAAAAAGTAACAACACCATTCTTTTCAAGTAAAGTATCTTCAACTAGAATATTTGGAGAATCTCTGTATAACGATAAAATGACAAAATATTCAAAAATATCAGAATGTGAGAGTTGTATAGATCTTCAGTTGGAGGATTGATTATAGATGACATCTACAATTTCTGCATCTGAAATAAAAAGTAATGTAGAAAAATTAGAATTATATTCTGATAGTTATCCATTTTCATTGCCATTGAGAATTTCAACATTTGAAAATGAAACCGAGTACACAAAATTTGTGAAAAATTGTGAAAAAATAGTTAGGGGTTCTTTAGAATATAAATTATGGAGAAAATATATTATTGATGTACTGGGAGTAAATGAATGTATGATGACTCATGAATCTGGAGTTGAGTGCACAATTGAAGTACATCATCATGTTCCATCATTATTCATTTTAATTAAATCTCTTATTAACAAAAAGATTGAAGAAAATTCTGAATTTTCAACATTTGATATTGCATTGGAAACTATAGAACTTCATTTTTTAAATAAAATTGGGTACTTGGTATTAATCGAGTCAATGCATGAAAAATTTCATAATGGTTTTTTAAAGGTTCCTTTTGAGTTTATTAAAGGAGATTATAGGTTTTTTCTGGAAAATTATTCAAAATATTTAGATACTGATGATTTAGATGTTTTGAATGAAAGACTTGCTTATTCATTAAAAGATAATCCTGATTTTAAATACAATTGGGGAAAAGATGAGTATCCTGCTATGGCAGCTAAAGGATAGATAAAAAATGATTACAATAGATACTGAGTCAAAACAAAGGGTAAGAATTCCATTAGATATTGATAATTTTGCTGAAAGATATAAATGTAGTAATAAAATATATACGTTTACAGCCCCTACATTATCTACTATTGAAAAAAATTTATTTTATTTGTTAAAAAATTCAACTGAAAAGCAATTTGATCCTAAATATAAGATGAGACCATCTTATTTATCATATGATGAATATAACACGGTTGTTTTAGATTATTTGTTAATGTATATAAATAATGTTTATTGTGTAGAAGATTTTGATTTAGTAACAGTGATTGTTCCATCTTTATCATCAATAATTAATATATGCCAGGATAAAGTAGTAAAAAAAGATACAGAAAATTTGGAGTCAGTTGAATGGTAATAAAAAAAGAATTTGAGTTATTGAAAGGTGTTCCTAACATATTATCTTTATCACCTTCTAAATTAAAAAGTGTTGATGTAGAGAATGGTCCAAGAAAAGTTTTTGTTGTTTTAAAATTAATGGAGAATAAAATTGATCATTTTACTAAGAAACGTGTATTTGATTTAATAACCATATTAGAAAAAAGAAAATTATATCAAGTAATAAATTTAGATAGTTATAATTTACATTGTTCATATAATGAACCTACTAAACAACTGATATTAAATATTGCTCCATTTTCAACTGATGATATATATCCTACTAATCCTGATCCTAAAAATATATACGCATGTATGACATATTCAATTTGTTTTACAAGATTAGTTAATGGAACTATAAAAATACCTGAGAATTATTATACAAATATTTCTAATTTTTTGCTTAGTATGTTTGTTCAATTATTTGGAAAGGAATATGGATTATTAGGCCCATATGCATCTGAAATAGGAAAATTGAAATTTTTAATTATTTCATATGTATTAGTTTCATTTTTTGGGAAAGATCAAAAAACATCATATAAACTTGCAGCAATATCTTCAGGGATTGATTATGATGATATAATGGAAGAACTGAATAAACAAAAAAACTATGATTTCATGAAAATTTCTGATTTTATTTTTGCATTATCTGATTTAAAGGTTATGCCAGGAATGACGTTATATTCTTTTACAAGTAAAATATTCAGAATGTTATCAATTCATTTTCTTCCGGCATTTGAAGATTTGTCTAGATTTATGTCAATTATAACTACTTCTAGTATATCGGGATCAAATGTAGTTCCAACATTTATTTATAGATATAATAAAGATGAATATATGAATTTGTTAGAAATATCAAAGATAATTTTTAAATAAAGGAACACATTATGTCAGGTGAAGATAAGAGCAAACCTTTAAATGGGTTTTATAGAGCACAAGTTGTTGATAATAATGATCCTGATGAATATGGAAGAGTTAAAGTTTGGATTCCAGACACAATGCCTAAAATTGACCCATCTAAAGGATTATGGGCATCACCAGCAAATAATCCAATAGGTGGGTTAAATTCAGATGGAGATTCTAGTCATCATTATATGGGGACTTCATATATTCCCGCTAAAGGTGCCTGGGTTTGGTGTTTTTTTGAAAATGGTAATGCAAGCAAACCATTTTATATTGCAGGTTTAGATCTACAAAATTCAAAAGTTCTTCCAGAAAATAGAGTTGGCGGTAATAAAACTAGAAAATGGGTGATATTTAAATCTCATGAAGGAAGAACGATCGTTGTTTCTGATGATGGGGATGATTGTAGAGTAGAAATAACTGGAAAGAAAAGAAATCTTTCATCTCCTCCATCTGGAGATACAGGATCTGTATATACAATTGATGGAAACCAAACTACAATATTATTAGATGAAAGATCTGGAAAAGAGAAAATATTAATAAGAACACATAAAGGTGATTTTGTTAATATTGATACAGAAAATCAAAAATTACAAATTAAATTCGCTCAAGATATCACAATAGAAACAGGCGGCTCGTTTTTTATAAAGGCTGCTACAGATGTTAATATTAAAGCGGGTGCTAATGCGAACGTTCAATCAGGTGCATCAATGAATTTTAAAGCAGGTGGAAATATTAATTCTGATGGAGCAGCAATAAATGATATGTGTGGAGCTGCCGGACCCGCCTCAGAATCCCCACCAGTCGGAGATAGATAATTCTTCTATTTTCAGTCAGTTTTCATTTTTATACCTCCGTTCTATATATATTCAATTAAAAATACGAAAGGTTTTGGAGGTTTAAATGATTCATTTTCAACAGACAGATAATAAAAAGATCACAGTACTAAATAATAATGAACCAATTGTAACATTAGAGGTTCATGCATCAACTGTTACAAATAAATTTTATATAATTACTAATTTTATTGAGAATATGAGCAAGCACTCAAAAAAATTCACAAAGTGGTTTGTTGATTTTTTACGAGAATATCAAAATGATTCTGAAAAATATCCTATTATTGTTAAAAATATTCCAATAATAAAACAATTTGTAGATGATTATTTAAAATACAGAAATATTGATTATTCTCAATTTGTTGATGAATCCAAGGCTAAGAAAACATCTATTTTGTTTATGCCTGATGAAATAGAAAGAATTATAAAATTATCAAGTTATTTAAAAATTTATGCTATTATATCTAATACTAATTTGAAATTAGATCAAAGATTACATAAAGAAATTTATAATAGCTTTGCTGAAGAACTAAATAATAGTGAAACAATGTATAAAATATTTAATGTAGTAAAGACTAAAACATTTAGATATAATATGACAGATAAGTATATGTGGGATTATATTAAAATGGTTCAATGTAAATCAATTGATGTTCATGTAATGGAAATTTTTAATTTTATAATGAATAGTATAATTATTTTATGTGAAGAAGACAAAAATCCAATTACTTATTTTGTTGGTGTGATTGAAGAATCTGTTAAATGGTTTTTGAGAAGTGTTTATAAAGGATCAATTATTTATGATGATTCAATTCAGACAGAAGATATTCAAAGTTCAAATATTGATAATGTAAGAACATATGCTTATAATGACACTCTGGAAAGATTAAAAGGAATTGCATATAATCAATTATATGATATGGTTGAAAAACCTTCTATATTATTATTTAATAATAATGAAAATGAAAATGAAAAGGATAGAGCGGTTCAGGAATTACAGAATAGAATTTCACATGTTGAATTTATTTCTCCATTATGTGAATATTTAGTTTATCCAATATTAGCAAAAATAACAGGTGTTCCATATTCTCATTTTAAAACATTATCACCAGAAAATTCAATTGTATTATCTGTTTATACATTTAATTTATTAAAACGAGTGTTTAGGAATGACTATAAGAATTTATTTTCATTGTTGTTATTTTATCCTGGAAAAATACCATCTCTTATTACAACATATAAATGTAAAAATATGGAATTATTTGTTAACTGTGCAAATGCTATAAAAAATTTCTTTGGTTTTAATACTAAATTATTGCTTGGAAATATGTTAAGTAATTTTGTTGGAAAAATATCAAGATCTGATTTTTATAATATAATTGATGGAAAAAAAGTTTCTGGAGTTCCATTGAGTAAAATAGAATCAGAAATGATTCAATTTTATATTTTATTGTTTTCTGGTAATATGGATGAAGAACTAGAAAAAATGAAAAAATTTATGTATCTTGATTTTTAGTATTTTTAAAGAACAAAATAAAAATGAGCAGTTCATGTAGTATTTTTGGAGGATTCTTAAATTATGAAAAAATCAATTAAAGAAAGTTTTGACTATTTAGATGAACTTTTAAGAAAAGTTGACGATATTTTACAACCAAATATTGATAATAGATTTAAATGGTTAATGAATAAAGATGAAAGAAAAAAATTATTTGAACAAAAACCAAAATGTTTTTTACCAATAAATATAGGAAGAGAAGTTCCA